ACCCCAAGAAGACCGCCAAGTCCGAGGCGATCAAGGCTTTCGCCAAGGTCGCGCCTGACGACGAGTTGCTCGACAAGATGCTCGAGGCAATCGAGGCGGCGAAGCAAAGCAAGGACTGGTTGAAGGACGGAGGACAGTTCATCCCGTTCCCGAGCACGTGGCTGAATCAGCGCAGGTGGGAAGACCACCTCGAGGCTGAGACCACCGAGGAGAACTGGCTATGAGCGTGACCCTCGCAACCGGCGCGAAGGACATTTGGGATCTACGCCTCACCGGCAAGAAGCCCAACGAGCCTGTCTTCATCACCTGCATTGGCGAGCTGAACGTCAACTGGTTGGTCGAAGCGCCGATGACAACGCGGCTCGAGAACTACGACTGGCGATGGGTTCGCAATCTGTGCGCTGTTCTGGTCTACGGCAACCGCACTCACCATCGCTTGGTGTCCCTGCTGTCGAACACCATCCTGCGCTACGCCCCGAACGGCGGGTATATGCACCCGTTCAACGAGAACTTCGGGTACCTCTGGCTGTGGAATGAGGACGCGCAGGACGGCAAGCTCGCGAGCTGGTGGGGTGGCCACGCTGGCATCCCCGAGATCGGTATCCCCGACCAACCCGAAGAGTTCGAAGTTCGTGCGATGGCTCGCTACGAGAAGAACTACTTCACCTGTCTGCGGGAGGTCGCATGAACGATCTCATCCTCACGACAGACGACGAAGACTTCGCCGCACTAGCTGAGCAACCGCACGACGCGAACAAGATCGTTGCACCTCGGATGTTCCGCGACGAGACCATCTCGTTGCTGGCCGGGAAAGAACAGACCAAGGGCGCGACCATGCCTTGGCCCAAGACACACGACCACATTCGGTTCCGTCCGGGTGAGGTGTCGCTGTGGATGGGTATCAACGGGCACGGCAAGAGTCTGTTGACTAGCCAAGTCATGCTCGGGTTGATGCACCAAGACGAGAAGATCTGCATCGCCTCATTCGAGATGAAGCCGAAGGCAACGCTCGCACGCATGGCGAAGCAAGCCTGTGGTCATCACCTGCCGACAGATCGCTATGTCGATGCGATGTTGAGCCACGCAACCGGACGCCTCTGGTTGTACGACCGCATGGGTCACACCGACCCCGAGCATTTGCTCAAGGTCATGCGCTACGCAACGAAGAAGCTCGGCCTCAATCACTTCGTCATCGACTCGTTGATGAAGGTGGTTGCTGGCGAGGATGACTACAACGGGCAGAAGAACTTCGTGAACGAGATCTGTGCGTTCGCGCAGGACTACGACGTGCACGTGCACCTCATCCATCACAGCCGCAAGCTCAGTGATGAGAACACGATCCCCGGAAAGATGGACTCCAAGGGATCGGGCGCAATCGTCGATCAGGTGGATCAGTGCTTCACCGTTTGGCGCAACAAGAAGAAGGAACAACAGAAGCAAGCAGGCAAAGAAGTAGACGAGAAGATGCCCGACGCTTTCGTGGTCTGTGACAAGAACAGACATGGAGAGTGGGAAGGGAAGGTCGGTCTGTTCTACATCCCCGGTGCGTGCTCATACACCGAGCACCCGAACAAGCCGATGTACCACACCTACTCGAAACACATGGAAGTTGAAGGAGAACCGATATGAGCATGGCCCCAGTAAAAGATCACCTCACAAAGGAGGCCATGAAGCGGGCGACTGACCACAACTGTCGCGCCACGTGCGAATACTCAATCGTCAGGGATGTGTACATCGTCCGCGTTCAGAACGTGAGCACAGGGAAGCGAGTCGAGAAGATTCTTGAACGATTCGAAACCGATTCGGTCGGGCTGGACAATCTTGTGTCGAAGACCATCAACTCAATGGTTGATGCGATGTCGTCAGCACCAGTCTCGCTCGAGCATGAGCTTCAACGATACAAGGACATCGTGAAGCAACTGTCATTCGAACTCGAGATGGCACAGGAGACGAGGCCCGATGTGGTTGCGCGTGTGAGCGCGATTCGCAAGGCCGCACTCGAGCAAGCCGCTGAGTTCGTCATGGACTGGGGCATTCCTCGCGACGGCAAAGACTTCGAGGAGATGTGCAAACAGATCACCAAGCTCAAGGAGTCGAAGAGCATGGCCGTTCAGCGCGGACTCGATGCAATGACTGCGGCATTCGGAGCAAAGCAATGAGCGATCAAGGCGTTGAGTTGCGGAACCGGATGCGGGACGAGGAGCGTCGCAAGAACAGGGAGAAGATGCCCAACCTTGCGAAGGTGGTTGATGAGATCAGAGAGAAGTTCCCCGGTGCGAAGTTGATCTGGGGGAAAGATCTGTTGACTGGGCATGAGGTCGGCAAGCTCGATCCGGTAGACCCAGACAAGGTGTTCACCATACCGAAGGATTACTTCCCATCAACTCCATTGGAGATCAAGCCCAAGAAGAAAGGAAAGCGATGAGCGATAGAGCAGAACAGAGACTCGCCGAGTTGCGACAGATGTCGGAGGAATATGCGAAGGCGTACTCCGAGCGCAACTACCTCGAGGAATTTCGCAAATCAAAGATGGCGATGCTGATGAAGCAAGCCGAGATCGACGGCCACAAAACAGCCGCCGCACAGGAGCGCGAGGCCAGAGCCGACCCCGAGTACATGGCTCTCTTGCTCAATCTCAAAACCGCAACCGAAGCCAGCGAAAGACTGCGCTGGCATTTGGAGGTTGCGAAGTTGGGGGTTGCAGTCTGGCAGACACAGAACGCAAACGAACGAGCAGAAAGGAGAGCTTATGGTGCATGAGGTTTGGGCTGATGTTTCTGGCTACGAGGGTACATACCAAGTATCAGATCACGGCAATGTTCGCAGATGGAAGTCCGGCGTTCGCACCGGCATCAAGGGCTGGAAGAATCTTCGCCCAACAATGAGCAACGGGTATCGCTACTTCGTGTTGTCCCTTCGCGGCGTCATAAGTCGAGTGAAGGCTTCACGTCTTGTGTTGGTGACGTTTGCTGGCGCTCCGTTCCCCGGACACGAGGCGTGCCACAACAACGGCGACCGAACAGACGACAGGTTGATGAACCTGCGGTGGGACACGCGCAAGGGGAACCTCGCTGACAAACACAAGCACGGAACAGCACAGGTCGGGGTGAGGCACCCAATGGCGAAGCTCGACGAAGAGCAGGTGTTGAGCATCATCCGAGCAACCGGAACCCAAAAGGCAATCGGTGCTGAGTTCGGCGTCTCTCAGTCAACAGTTCATGCGATTAAGGCTGGACGACTGTGGTCGCACCTGCATACGCGGGGAGCCAGAGCATGAGCGCACTGACCAAACAGATTGCAGGGAGCCACTACAAGGGCAAGGCGATCCAGCCCGTGGAGTATGTCCACGCAAACGGGATCGGGTTCTTCGAGGGCAACGTCATCAAGTATGTGACGCGATGGCGAGACAAGAATGGACTCGACGACCTTGAGAAGGCCAAGCACTACATCGAACTATTGATTGAACTGGAGACACGAAATGCAAAACGCAAACCTCGAGCAAGCACAGGAAGCCGGAAGACAGGGAGCACTCGTAGCGGCAAAGCACGCCGACGCTGAGATTGGTGAGTGGACAACAGAAGCCGCGATTCTGTTCGTTGACTTTGCACGCGATGTGAAGAAGGGCGAGCCGTTCCTTACTGAGGATGCGCGTGAGTGGGCAGAGAAGGGAGGGTTCCCTCCGCCACCTGATCGCCGCGCATGGGGCTTCATCTCCATGTCCATGCACCGAGCTGGTCATGTAACGCAGTGCGGCTACGCACCCGCACGCACGAGCAATGGTTCACCAAAGGTTCTGTGGAGGGCAACTTGAAACCCATCCCCTCTTACATGAGCTTTCGTCAAGCACTCATCAATGGGTATGTGCAACGAATGGAGAGCCGTGCGTATCTGAACTGGGTGAAGTCGTTGCGCTGTGTGTCATGCGATGCGCCAGCCGATGACCCGCATCACCCGCATGGCGTTGGATACAAAGGCATGGGCACCAAGGTGCCTGACTTCTGGGCAATCCCCGTCTGTCGGAGCTGTCACGATGAGTTGCATCACGACGTTCACGCATGGGAAGAGCGATGTGGATCTCAGCTCGAGCACGCATCAATCACTCTGTTACAGGCCATCTATGAAGAAAGACTAAAACTTGTTTGATCTGTCCCTCTCCATCTATCCATCAAAGTGCAAGGCCGTAGGTTGTAGCAACAGCTCGGGAATGTTTGGCGTCTGTTCTCAACACCAGAGGCAGGCGATCAGTCGGCGCTTTTCGATGTACGCAAGCCAAGGCTGTGTAGATCACAACGCACCGAAGTGCTTCGACTCTCTCGATCAGTGGCACGAGTACACGGTTGCGTACTACCTCTCCTCGAGCAGTAAGCATCGAGGCGTTCCCCCTCGCATCGACTATTGCAGGGATTGCACGAAGAAGCACAAGGACAGGATGGTCGCATCGGGCAGATGCGCTCACCCTGAAACAGTCTTCGTTCGACCCGACGGCGCAGACAAAGATGTGATCGGCATCGCGCTGGTGGACTACAAGAAGTCCGGCGCATGGGAACAGGCTGTGATGGGGATGTCCGGGCAGGTGGTGACGATGCCACCGGGGGAGGTCATCGACTCTGTTCTCAGCGTACTCGCACGGCACAAGGCAGGTGGTCGCCCCAAGAAGGAGGTGACTGCATGATGTTGCCCTATCCAATTTCAACGAACAGATATTGGCGGAACTTCGGTGGCCGCACCGTGCGTAGCGCGGAAGCGATGGCGTACAAGGATGAGGTGGGCTGGATCGCCAAGAAGGAGAGGCTCGATCTGTTGACTGGGCCGGTGTCTGTCGAGATGACATTGCACCCACCAGCTCCCAAGGATTGGGAGAAGCGACAGAAGAAGGACTACCAGTGGGCGCTCAAGGTTCGACGCATCGACTTGGACAACGCACAGAAGGTGGTGCTCGACGCATTGCAGGGCATTGCGTATGTGAACGACAGCCAGATCACCAGCTTGTCGATCTCACTCGGTCAACCGTTCTTTCCCGACGGCGGGTTGATGGTGATCGTGAGTGAGGATGTTGTGTGGGGAGTACCCGCATGACAGTAATCGTATGGGATGGCGTGACATTCGCCGCAGACAAACAGGCTACGCAGTCTGACATGGCGCGCAAGGTCAAGAAGATTCGTCGCATTCGAGGGCACCTCGTCGGCGCGTCGGGTCAGTGGGACTTGGCGCAGGAGATGTTCGACTGGTTCGCGCAGGGCGCAAAGCGTGAGGCGTGGCCAGCAACGCAACGGACGGACGATAAGTGGGTTGGTCTGTTGGTCATCACACCGAATCGAAAGATTCTCAAGTACGAGAGTTCCCCGATCCCTATCGACTTCACTGCGAACAAACGCTACGCCTTCGGGAGTGGGCGCGACTTCGCATACGGAGCGATGGCAATGGGAGCTGATGCTCGAGCGGCTGTGTTGGCGGCATCGAAGTTCGACATCAACTGTGGCATGGGCGTGGACACCTTGACGCTGGAGGCAAGATGAAATTCAACAGCGTTGAGCAAGCCATTCGATTCGCGTTCAACATGAGCGAGCGAGCTGAATACTCGAGGTCAGATCCGTTAAAGGTTCGGGGCACAAGTTCGGAGGACTTGTCGCCAACAGATCTTCACGCACAGGCGGCGATGATTCACTCGATGCTCGGGCGCGTGCACCCTGCCGAGCGTGATGCCGTGCTTGCGTTGTACGGTCGAGGCAAAGCGAGAACAGATGGGATTCGAGGATTGGCTGAGTTCATCTACCCCAACGTGAAGGGGGCAGTGCCGCGAGTAGCGGACGTTCAGCTTGTGATGTTGCATTGGTCATCGAAGCGTCCGAGCATTCGATGGATTGCACAGGAGAGGGGTGTCAGCTACCGGCAGGTCTGCAACTGGAGGTCTGCGGTACTGAGAGCGTGGATGCCGTATGTTGTGAGAGCAACAGAGCGGCTACACGGAAAGATGTTTGGTGAGGGTGGCTTTGAGTTGGGGCAGTAGCCCCAATCAAAGAATCTCGTATGCGCTGATGCCCGTCACCTTCTTCTGGTGAGTACGCAGTCGGCGCAAACCTTTGAGGACAATCTGTCGTGCTCGTTCCTTGGTGACATCGAGTTCTTCACCGAGGTCTTCGAGCCGACCTTCCTCAATGATGCACGTCACGATGGCGATCTCCTCGCGCTCCGTGAGTGGTGTGGTCTCGACGATGCGTCGCGCAAGATCACGAAGCTCGTCGAGTTCGGGGTCAGTCTGTTGTTGCCACGACCAACCTTTGCGGGGTAGCTCGGGGAGTTCGTCGTCTCTGCTGTGCCAGATCCGTTTGATCTCGCTCGACAGATTGACGATCCCAAGTTTCCCGTAGTACGGGAGTGCACGGCTCATTTGCAGATCGGAGTCATAAGCACGTTCACTACAACGATGCCCACCGCGATCAACACCATACCGAACACAATGAACGAGTGCGTTGCGAATGAGCGGCGTTGCTCCTCGCCCTTCTGTTCCATCTTCTCGGCGTAGCTCTTGAAGATTGCTTGCACTTCGGGTGGTGCGGTGTACACCAACCATTCGCGAAAGTCCTTCTGAAACTTCGCGTCCTTGTGCTCGTTGATTGCTTCGGTCAATACATCTGTGTCTATCTTCATGTGTTCTCCTCACCAGTTCGCAGGGTCAAGGCAAGCCGACTCGCCCCATGTGCAGACGCCGCACATCTCGCCCTGATACACAACCTTTCCGTCTTTGACGCCAGTCACGACGGGCTTTTGTCCGCACACCTCGCACTCATGTGAGTAGTCGGGGGCGAACTTGTCGATCTCGATCTCGTCTGTCATGTGTTCTTCTCCTTAAGTTTGGCTTCGATAGCGCGGGCAAAACTGATGTCGTTCCAGTTATGTGCAGATGCCGCACACTCACCGCACAACAAGGCAATCTCATCCTCCGTCAGCCCAACCAATTCACGCTTTGGTTGTGGGTGGGTGTAGAGAGGGTCTTTCCAATCAAAGCCGCACTCGTAGACAAGGTGCTTTCGCTTAACCTCATCCAAGTCTTGCACCACCGCCACAGGCTCTTGCTTCTCTGCCTCTTTGATGGCTTGGTGTAGGGATGTGATGGCAGGGCCGATCTTCTTGGCGTCCTCGTCAACAGGGTTGCCGTGAAAGTCGAACTCAATCTTTACGGACTCGAGCGCATCGAGCCAATGCCTCATCAGCTCGATGCTCATGTGTTCTCCTTGATGCCGTGGGCGGCTTCGACATTACGAATAACTGCCATGTTGTAGAACTCGCCAAATAAAGCGCGGGCTTGTTCTTCCGTCAGCGGCTCACGCTTTGGTTGTGGGTGGGTGTAGAACAGCTTCTCTAAAAACCCAGCGCCTTCGCAACTTGAACAGAAATAGTTGCTGTCTTTTGGGTCATAACCATCACCACCACAGTTATCGCAACGAATGTCATATGCCACAGGCTCTTGCTTCTCTGCTTCTGCGATGGCTTGGTCAATGGATGTGATGGTTTTATCAATACCTTTGAAGCAAAGTCCTACTCTGGTGAGTAGTTCTGCCGCTCTCTCCAACACCTCACGCCACTGTTTCATTGCTTCAATACTCATAGCGTCACCTCCCTGCCGTTCGGATACACGAGGCGATTGCCCATGCGTGACGGCAACAGAAATGCGTCGTAAGCACCTTGTCTGTGGCAGGTGAAGCCAAGCTCACTTGGCTTGTAGTTCTCCCTCATCAGCACGTCGGACTCCTTGCCAGTTCCACGCTTGCGAGTTGTGGGTTGGGGCACAGCTCCGTACATCACGCTCATGTGCAGACCTGCATTGGTGATAGACCACTTGTCCTCACCAACAGACAGAATCAGTTTGGCTCGTGACATCTCGGCGAGGATGGTGCGAAAGCCTTTCATGTCGTGATTGATCTTGGCCTCGCGCCGAATCTCGAATGCGTCTGCGTCATGCTTCGACAGATATGCGATGACTCTGTGCTGAGTGCCGCCGTGCTTGTACTTCGTTTTGAGTTCGTCCATGTCAACCATTTTGTTTTCCTTTGCAAGTTGCTTGATGTGCGAGCGCGTCCTTGTAACGCGCCCAAATGATTCCGCAGTTCACGCATCGGTATGACTTCCCGATGGTGACTGTGTGTCTGATGCTGTCGCTGTATGTCTTAATCACTTCAATCATTCCCGTATTGTCGTCACATGGACTGACCCCTTCCTTTGCTCTGGCATGGCCACGCGATCTTGACCGCCCGCAGGATCAGAGAATCAGCGGCCTTGTGTCGGTCTGTTGGGCTTGCATCGAGGGCGATGCGAACGACATCGGTTACCTGCTTCAAGCTCACGGATGAAGGGGCGCAGTGCACAGACCCAAGCCCAGTGTCGGAGACACCGGCGATGTAGCCAATCGCGATTGCTCTGTTGATCTGGCTCGAGCTGTCGGTGAGGTGAGCCAACAGATCATTGCCGTCGAAGAACTCGGCATGAGCGCAGGTGGATGCGAAGGCGAGTGTGATGAGTAGCTTCTTCATTTGATTCCCCAGATTCGTTTGACCATCTCGCCGCCTTCATTCAGGCCGCGAAAGTATTTGTGTGTGTCGTTCGCGATGTACACAGCGTTCAACAACAGGAATGAGATCGGATTGTCGAATGGGCCGATCCCGATGCTGATAAGCAGGGTGTTGAACAGAACGCACAGGACTGCGCCAGTCCAATCGAATGACTTGATGAACTTCATGCGCTCACCCCCTTGAGTTGCGTAGCCAAGCTCTCGCACTCGGCGATGCAGAACTCGAGGGTGCGGTGTTCACCATCTCTGTCCAGCCCACTCGAGGCGTAGATCTTCGCCAGCTCAGAGTCGGGAGCGGGCAGGTCGCCAGCGTGTCCACAGTCGTAGCCGTACCACCAGAGGTTCGATGCGACCGGATACTTGCCATCCCCGTAGCTCGAGTAGGTGATGCCGCCATGCACTTCGAACACATACTCGGGTGAGTTGAGTTCATCCATGCCCTTCGATGCGCCGATGAGAATCTGAATCGGACTCATCTTTTCGGTGCTCCGCTCGGGGTTGAGCGTGAGCGAGGGGTGTCGCTCGGAGTAATCGACACCGAACAGAGGGTGATCTGTTCCGATCCCAACATACCCACAGCGATGACCCATGTCCGTCATCAGCACCACAGCGCGGAGACCTGACTCTGTTGTCCAATCCTTTTCAATTACTCGTGACATAAGCTCGTACCTTTTTCTTTCTGCCCATAGGGCGTGAGTGAATTGCTTTGCGAGGGATGCACCACATCTCGCGTCCGTCGCCAACGTCCATGAGGAATGCGCCATCGAATCGACCAGCCTTGAGTAGCTGGTTGATGCGTTGACGCGAGACACCCAACAGACCGGCGGCGACGGTAGCGGAGACATAGCCTCGCTCGATCTGAATGCCGACCATCATTTGCTTTCTTTGCGCTTGGCGATGTGGTCTTTCAAGAGAGACTCCGCGCCCTTGCTCTCGGCCTCGAGGATGCGGTCTGCCCAACCCATAAGTTCCTCGGCTGTCCTGCCGTTGATCTCGAGGTTCGCGATCTTTGCGGCGGTGCCGATGATCTTCGAGCTGATCTCTGCGTTGATCTTCTCGACGATTGCGCCAGCCATCGCAGGGATGGCCTCCGTCTGTACCGCAGTCATTGCGAGGGTGCCGATGAGTTCTTGGTTTTTGCGAACCAACAGAGCGATCTCGACAACCTTGGCGTAGTCATCGCCGTGAGTTGCCTTGATGCTGTCCATCATGTCGAACGCTGACTCGAATGCGGTCTCGAGCGGGTCTTTCTTGCGAGCCTCGCTCTTGCCCTCGCGGTGCAGGTCGAGCAGGATTTGCACTCGTTGCACGGCGGCGGTCTTGTCACCACCCACGTGCCAGTCGGTGATCTGTTCGACCGGAGTCCCTTCCTCGCCGCAGTAGTTGCGCCCGTCCTTCCAGTTGTAGATGGTGGCGACCAGTCCGTCATCGAACTTGATCTCCCACTCGGCATCGACCTTGTACCCGTCGCCTCCGCTCGGAGCGCCAAACAGATTCGTCAGCTCCTCGTAGGTGGCCTCGACTTCGCCTTGCAGGCAGGTGCCATTGATGTTGATCTCGCCTTCGTTGTGCGTGGTGAATTGCATGGTGTGTCCTTGAGTTGCAGAAAAAGAAAGGGCCGCATCAGCGGCCCGTGTGTTGTGCAGGTGGGGTGTCAGGCATCGAGCCATGTGATCTCCCCTCCGTTGATGCGAACCGGTACGACGAAGCGCACTCGTTGACGAACCTCCTCGAGAGTGGTGTGAGGTCGAACAGATTCGCCCTCCTCATCACAGCCGAGCACCAGCCCCTTGCCCGCCAGAGGTTGCGGGTAGTCCTCGTGCAAGAAGAAGCATTGCTGTTCTTTGAACAGACCCTCGTCATCCACGAAGATGCCGTCGCCCTGTGCATTGATGCGAGCACAGTCGTAGGTGTCGCACTCGGTGAGTTGTGCGATGTGTTTGTAGTCACCGTTCCACGTCACCTCGGTGACGATGCGAGCGATGGGGTCGATCAAGATTGCGGTGCAGGGTTGAGCCATGTCTGTTCTTTCAGGTGAGGAAAACGATGAGGATTGAGAAGCCGAAGGCGATGCCAGCGAGTGCTTGCATCACGTCGTCGAGTTGCTCTCGTGTGTAGGGGAATGACGCGACGCTTGGCTTGAGTAACCGGCGTTGCCAGAACTCAGACTCGCGGGTCATGTAGTTGGGTAGAGGCGGGTCGTACATACATCCGATCTTGATGCCGGACTTGGTTGTAAAGCAGGGCACACCATTGACGATGGTCGTGCTCTCAGAGGAAGGTGTCTTTGTCATCCGTGGGTTTCTCCTTTTTCTTTGGCAGGTCGATTGCGAGGCGAATCTGTTTGCACATATCCATCACGCCAGCGTTCCTTGCGCCCTTGCTCTCGAGCTGGTTGAGGATTGCGCCGAAGGCGGCGAGCATGAGTGGGTTGGGTTTGTCCTTCTTGTCCCGCTCTTTGAGCAGGGTGCCAACAGCCGAACAGATTCCGTCGATGGTCGTGAGTTGAAAATCTTTGGTGGTCACTTGCGTCCTTGTGTGTAGAAGATGAGTAGGTCAGCGAGTCCGAGCTGTGCGGAGGGGTGGAGGTGAGCCTCGGGCATTCGCCAGAATGGTTGCTTGCCTGAGTCGAGCGCCATGTCGGTGAGCAGGATGAGTCCCACCACATGACGCACACCGGAGCCATG